GAAACAGGTTGTAGTCTTCACCGTTGACCATGCGATTCTGTGTGTAGTATCTAGCAGGAGCTCGTTGTTTGATTGCGTCAATGCTTTCACGAGACTGTGCATTACTCACAGGTTGTGTGATGCCACAGGTGAATGTGATTGTCTGCAGGTTGCCATTGCGGTCAATGTAACTGACAGGCAGCACAATGTTCTGCATCTCTTCAGGATTGATAATATACTGCAAGCCATTTGATGCACGAACATAAGCACGGAATGTGCCCACAGGAATTTCTGAGAATACACCATCGCCAAACACCATGGTAATTTGGTCATTGGTACGACTGGTGGTTGAATAGATTGGACGCAGTTGTTGCTGTTGTTCAGCGGCTGCGGTGTAAATGTTTTCAGTGTAGGTCCACTCTCTAGAGACAGTTCCTACATTGTCCAACTGGAACAACCAACGGTCTGTGTTGTTGACACCTTCCACATTGATGTTGACCACACGATTGCTGATACGCTCGGCCAAGTTAAAATCTTGACTTTGCAACGATCCTTGCTTGAACATGAAAAAATAGCCGTTGTTGGCTGACTGGAAACCCAACTGATCATTGCGATACACAATGTTAAAGCTGGAGTTGGGAACAGGACTGGGTTCGTACAGGTAATCTCGGCCAGCACTGGTGGATGACATGGCTTCAAAAGGCATGTTTACACCGTCCACTGTGGCAGTGTAAGGAATGATTGGCAAGAAGCCGGGCACTAGATTGATGGCATATTCGCTGGTGTTTACTCCCAGCAGAGTTTGTCTGTTGCCCGGACGACCAACTTTTTGGCTGTCTACCAAGGTGGCGTTGATAACTGCTGTCCACTGTTCTAACCAGTCAAAGTTTGTGGGGTCAGCCCAGTTGATGGTCACATTGCTGAGGTTAACACCATTGTAATCCACCACATTCTCTGTGGTTGTTATGTTGAAAACTTTGAGTAGGCCTTCTGCCGCAGTGTTTCTTTTGGCTGTGTAGCTCACAAGGTTGGCCAGCTTGACCACTGAATCTCGGCGTTCAGCTGTGTCCAAATAGTTTTCGCGAGTGTTAAGGTCCGTACGGAAAGCCATTGCTTGGCCCATAAACGCAATAACATCTAGCAATGCAATGTATTCTGAACTTTCAATATAGTCATTGAAAGTTTCTGGGTAATACAAACGCAGGTAGTCTACAAAACTCTTGCGTAGAGTTTCAAAATCATAACTTTGGAAGTCTGCTTCGCGATAAGTTTGATAGATCTGTTTCCAGTCTTCAACTCCAAATATCGCTGTTTGTCGTGTGGTTTTTGCCATTTCCTAGTAACCTTTAAGTTATTTATGGACATTAAAAACCACGCAGTTATACATATGTGGCGTTGCGTTGTTGTTGGTTAAAGAAAATGCTTAGGATTTCTGCATTGGTTGTGCCTACAACTTGCAGTTCTAATTCAATCAACATGCCATTCAATTGCGGATACACATTGACCTGGCTGATGTAAATTCTAGGGTCGCCACCACCTACTCGTTGCACTTCAGCAATGATACCTTGTTGCACAGCTTCAATTTGATTTTCAAACAAGTAGTCCCACAAGATTGTGCCATAGCCTGGGCGGCCTGGCAGCTGACCCTGGCGAATGTTAAATGCATTCAACAGATCCCGCTTGATTAATTCAAAGTCTATTAGAGTAAACTTTTTGTATTGATTTTGTGTATTGAAGCCAACGAATGTAGTCATGGTAATATTTATGTGACAATTTTGTTGGCCAAGTCAGCAATATCTTTTTTCAATACCAGTATGGCAGCAACGACCTGCTTCTGCAAAGATCGAAAACTATTGACTGAGCCTAACAGTCGAGCTTTCTGTGGATCAGAATTTGGTAGTGAATTAACTGCTTCAATTGCATCTTGTTCATAACCTGTTGCGCTATTGCTATAGGTTGCTTTGATCATCAACAATTCTTCATTGACTGTGTTCCATTGCACTTGAGAAATACTAGACTGAGTTTTTAAATTTTCCACAGTTGCAGTTAAACTTTGTAATTGTGAAGAGATGCTTTGTAAGAATTCAAGGCCTGCAGTCACAGTGCTTTTTGCGCTGTTATCGCCGTTGGTTGCAGAAATGCTAGGAACCTTGTCATTGCCAACCACTCGACTGGCTGCGGCTGTTACACTCGCAGTGTTTACTGTGTTTGATGCTGGTTCAATTACTTTTTCTTTTAATAAAGAATCATCTACTTTGGTCTGCGTGAGAGTTACAGCAAAAGCACTATTGGTCACTGTGTTGTCAAACGATGCTTTAACGTATGCTGGCAAACTAACAGATCCTTTGGCCCAGGCCAGTGTATCGCTGACACTTTTGGCAGCGTTGGTTGCCACTCCTGCCAGTGCTTGAGGAGTCAATTTGTCCACTGGAACTCCTGCTTGCTTTAATGCCCCGATTCCGTCAGCCATTAAATTTTGTTGTAGCTTGTCTTGTAGTTCAGTATTGTTTAGTAATCCATCAAGACTTTTTACGCCGGCTTTGCCTGTCCACACTGTGGGGCTTTTTAAAACATCAACAAGATCAGCTGACCCTCCAGCTAAAAATGTTGCGGCCGTGCCTGGCTTGATCATTCCAGTTCTTTCTAACTGTGTGGCATCAAGACCAAACTTGCCAGCACCCAGTGTATTTGATATTTCGCCAGTGGCTTGTCCTACCAGTTTGGCCGCTTGTGCCAGTGTTCCAGTCACATCAGGCAAACTCATACTTCCTAGACCAGCCAAAGCTGGTGCCTGTTTGGCAAAATCTGCAATGCCAATTCCGCTGACGGGATTTTGTCCCAGGGCACCAGTCACTGTTTTGATTGCGGTGTTTGCTACGCTGCCTGCTTGTGCTGCCACACCAGTCAATGCTCCTGTGACTGCACTGGTCGCACCTGTGACTACCCCGGCTGCACCTGTGGCAGCAGATAACCCTGCGCTGATTGCTCCAGTGGCAGCACTTGCTCCACTGGTCAATGAATTAAAGGCAGCGGCGCCACCTGCTAAGGCTGATTTTGCTTGCCCGGCTGCGGCTGCTCCTAATGGCCCCAAAGACGATGTGAGAGAATTTAAATTAGTACCTACACCTAGTGCACCTGTTAACCTACCTAGGCCTTGAGACAGTTGAGATCTGGCGGCAGCAAGTCCTCCGGCAGCTTGTGTGGCGGCATTGATTGCTCCTCCTACTTTGACCCCAACTAGGGATCCTGAGTCAGACTGTTGGTTAAAAATAGCCTGAGCTTGATCAAAACTCATGCCTTCAGGGCCTTTGAGGTTGAATGCTTTGCCGTCTGGTAGTGTAAAGTTAAAAGTACTCATTCTGTTCTCTCTATTTCAACTCCAGCAGGTACAGACACTGCTCCTGGTGGCGGTTCAGGTTCGCCTTCTTCTTGATTTACTTCTGCATCCACTCCTGTATTGTGATAAGGATAAGGTTCGTGTGTGGGGGCTCGGCTGACAATGCTGGTCAATGCTCCACTATCAACTTTCCATCCTTCAGATGTGGAGAATGAAGTGTCATCCATAACTGTTGTGGTAATAGGATCAATTGGATCAACTGCGTCTGCGTCTGGGCCGTTAAGATCAATGCCGTCTGCTTTGAATACCAAAGCACTGCCTCCTGCCCAACTACCGCCGTCACTGTCAAGAGCCAATGACCCATCAGCTTTGACGCCAATGGTTGCTTTGCTGTACAAGTTAAAACTTTCTTGTGCAGATGCTTTGAAATCAATACCAGCTTCTAAATGCACAGTTTCTTTTGCACTGACTTTGAAATTTCTGCCGGCAAACATGTTGATGTCACGATCAGCATGCAGGTTAATGTCACCTTGAGTGCGCAGGTTGATTGAATTTGTGGCAAACACATCCAGTGTGCCTTCGGCGCCAAGTTCAAACCAGGCCAGGCCATTGGCATGTGTCACATAGAAAAAGTTACCAGTGTCACTCATGGTGATCTGATGTCCAGAAGTTGTTCTCAATCGAAACAGTCGATTGTTACCTTCAATATCGCCATCGTCCATGACAAAAGTATGTCCGCCCACACGCCCAATTACCTTGGCGTCTTGTGGTTTTAGTTCTCCTGCATCAATTTTTTGTTTTATTTCGCTTGGTTGCATGCCACCTTGATAGATGGCCATTCCAGGTGTAGAAATTCCATACACTGCGCTAGGTGTTTCTCGTTGACTGCTACTTAGAATAGGGCCACGCTCAGGATCTTTGATCAACCCTTGCTGAAACATTGCACTAGCAATCACACTCTGCACAGGCTTAGGCTTGTCAAAAAATCTACTTGAACTGACAATGGCAGCATTGTTGGTATTGACTTCAACCACAGGCAGCGCAGTGGCACCAGCAAAATAGCTGGCTTGATTTTGATTTTCTGTAACAAATGCCGTGGTTGCGCCAATGGCCGGAACCATGTGTCCAACTGCCTGGTCAGGCACAACTCCAATATAATATCCTTGGCTTCGGTCCCCGTTAGCAAACACACACAACACAGTTACTCCAATGTCAGGTGGAGTAAACCACATGCCGTAACTGCTGGGATTACCATCCACAAAACTGCCAACGCCTGTAGCTGATGGGTTTGCTGGAGTATTTCCAAAAAAGCTGGGCAGATAACTTACTGTGGTCCACTTGGAGGTTTTTGCTTCACTACCATCATCAAATGCAGTAATGTAAACTTCTAGTCGTCCTGTGCGAGTTGGATCAATATTGTTTTTAACAACGCCGTAGAATGGCCCAAACTCAGCTGGTACTCCACCGCGATCTGGTTTGTAATTTTGTGGCCGACCCCTACTGCGTTCAATTTCTGTTGCCATTGATGTTCCTTATGCTTCTCTTGATATAATCTGTGGAGTATTGTCTTCTGAATTCAGTGTGTCAAAATTTAGTCTACCTACCACAGGTGGCGGGCCAAATCCTTCAGCTGCCAGGCCTGCAAGTTCAATATCAGTTGGAGACAATACTCCTCCGCTGCCATCAGTGGCTCCACCCGGAGGTGGAGAAGGCTGTGCGCCATCGTTGGGTCCTGGTGGTGCTGAATTAAATCCTGATTGTTCATTGGTCACAGGACCTTGTAATGTTGGTGCTGGTAAGGCTGATTCGTCGCCTCGCCCATATTGTGAACCATCGTTTGCAAGATCAAATGCGTTGCCACTACCATAGTTACCTGTTGTACCAGCCTCGCCGTTTTGATTTGCTTCTGCAGTGGGAGTTGACGCTGTTGATCTAGTGCCTAACACTGTGTTTTGTCTAGCAACTCGTGCATCATCCACTGCTGAGTTATTTGGCACAGGGGCGGTTGTGGCTTTGTTGTTGCCTGAAGGTTTAATAAAGTGATAAAGTGTTCCTTCAACCAACTGTTCAAATTTGCCATTATGGAACTCGCTTACAATTCTTTTTGCAGTATACACACGACTTTGTAGCGGCTGTCGAGCTTGGGTGTTTGTTCTACTGTATGGATCTGCTACTCCTTTTGACAGGTCATAGTCCTCAGGCCGTTGCCAGGCCACCTCAAACATTGGCTGTCCAGCATCAAAATTTATAGTGCCATCTGGCAGATAAGCACTGTAGTTGAATTGGGTTGCATCGGCGCCAGCATAAGCGGATGCTTGTTGCAGCCAACTGGGATCTCCAATGATTCTCAAATTGGTGTTAGCAAGTCCTACATCGTCGTTGAGACTTTCTGCTAGGTTGGCCGAAACTTCATTGGCAGTGTTTTCAGTGCCTTGTCGAGATTCACTACTGGAAGATTGATAGGTGTAAAAAGGAATTTCTCTCATGCTACTGGTCTGCAGACGACGACGCTGTTCAGCAAGAGAATTTGTTGGGTTACTGCCACTCACGGTAATGTTGTACAAATTGTTTAAATTTTCTTGATAATCAATCACTGAGGTATTTTTTCCAGTAAACCAGTATGGGTAAGATTTGTGTACTCCTCTAAATTTGTTCAGTGGAAAATACTTGCTTTCAAAGTTGTCAATGGTGTATGGACTAATAATAAATCTTATATGAAACGCATAGTCATTTCTCAGTTTGTCATACTTTTTAGGTATGGCCAGGAATGAAATATTATACCATCTCACTGGTTTGCCTGACGACGCAGTAGAATTTGACTCTTCATCACCAGTGATGGCATTTCGTATGGTCTGTGCCTGTTTGTAAATATAACTGCTGTTTCTAATGGCCTGGTCAATTGCTTGCACCATTTGCATACCAGCGGTGATACTGTAAGTTCTAACAGTGTTATCTACTGACACTTTGTTTTCGTCCAAGTTGCCCGGATTACTTGTAGCAGGCTGTGCCATTGGCGTTAGTTTAGTTTCTTGTATTTTGCCAGGTAGCAAGGTGGTTGCATCTCGAATGGGCTGTGATCCGTCAGGTGCTGGCACCCACACAATTTCATAGGTGTCAGGTACTGAATACACAGCATTGGCACCTGTACAAAGCTCTCTTTGAAATGCATTCATTGCACCAGTCAATCCTGGCTTGACTGTTCTTTTGGATGTTGCTGCCGCATTGGCAGTGGGTGGCGCACTGGAACTACCTGGCTGAGACGACTGGCGTGCTGTGTCCTCATCTGACTCAGGCGAGTTTCCTTGAGTCGCAGTGGTTCCTGCGCCTGGAGTATCCGCATTTGTTTCTGTTGCGTCATATTCAGTGGCGGCACCTAACAAATCTTTCAAGTTGTTGGCACTCAGTTGTAGGTCGTAAGGAATAGTGCCTCGTCGAGTGCCGGCAGCAATGCCAAGTCCCACACCCTTGCCATCAAACTCATATTTGACTAGATTATTGTTGATCTTCATGTTGATGCCGTTGAGTCTGAAAGGTATGAATTTTTCTACCACAGCATTGGAATCGCTGGCGCCATTTTTTAAATTGCCAATCTGAGTTATTTTGCCATTTTCGTCGTACCCGTAAAAGCGAATTACCATGAGATAAATGGCTGCACTATAGTTGACCCCGCCACCTTCTTTTGGTGCAGAATCTTGCACAGCTTCGTACAGTCGATCAATCAGTGTGATTCCGTTTGGTTCAATCACTGTGAATTTAATGTTTGCTGATGCATGCGGAGATCCAGTACCTGCATTGGGCAACCGATTGTCGATGGTAATTGTATCAATGTAAAAGTCCAGTGGGAACGCTGGGCTTCTACCAGCGTCGGCTTGAGCGGCGCCAGGTATAGTTGTGGTTGTTTGATTGCTTTGAGACAGTGCTCCTTGAAATCCACCAACATTGTTGGGAGCGCCACCACTCTGGAACAACAGTTGATAACCGTTGACTGTGCGCTTTGCGCTGTACACTAGACTTCTGTATTGCTCTGGCGTGGTCAGGTATACCGAAGCTCTATAAGTGTAGCTGGCAAAGTTGTCTAGTATGTTGCCTTGTGGGACAATTTGTTCATTGGCTGCATTGGAATTTAATGTGGTACCCGTTTGATTTGTTGGCCTTGGTGCAGTAATAACTATTTCAGGAACATCAGACCCACCAGCGGCCGCGGCAGCATCAATTTCAGCTTGAATGCCTTCAGTGGTGCCATCGTCAGTTGCACCCACACCGGGGTCAATGGGTGCAACAGCATCGCCGGGTAATCCGCCTGGATCGTAGAATTCTCCTGTTTCGGTATTTCTTTTTAGCAAAGTACCAAATGGGTCGTATGATATCAGTCCGTTGGACACACCTTCGGGCACATTAGGCGAGGTGGCTTGAGATATACTCAACGGAATAGTTGGAAGATCTGGAATGTCTGCCATGGTTTAAAATCCCAGCGCCGAACGCAATGTAGTAATTTTAGGAATGTAAATTCTTGTGCCTGGTGAAAAATCCAACGGAGGCGCTTGTAAAGTGTTGGGGTTGCGTTGATAAAATACCCACCACAGTCCTGCATTGTTGTACAAGTCAAAAGCCAACAGGTCTGGTCTATATTGATAAGTTTGTGTTATTACCCACAGTTTATCATCACTTTCTTTTGGTATTGGTCTATTGACCATTACATCTAAAAAGAATTGGCTATACCCTGTTTGATAGTAAGGGCTAGTAGAGTCGTAAGTAACAGCCATTACCAGAATCCTCCTTTGAGTAAGTCACCGCTGGCAAATGATTTTAAACTAAACTGCTGACTGATCTGTTTGCGTGATTGCACCGGCAACAAGGTTATTGATATTTCCATTTTGGTAGGCACATAAGTGCTGTTGGTTGGGTTGGTGTTGTTGACCTGCTGATTAACATTGCTAGGGCTAGGAGTTTGTGGCAACGAGCCTCCTGACAATCCGCTATTGGTCAATCTACTGATTGCGCCAAATACCCCGCTCAGGCCGCCGCCCGGTGCTGGTCCCGAACTTTGATTTCGTCTGTTTTCCAGGTTAAGGCCAAAGTTGTTGAATCCATTGGCACGAATATAGTCAACATCAGATGGCAGGGAATAGTTGAATGCAGTTACCAAGCAAGGATGGTTGTTGTATTGAAATTGTCCAAAGCCTGATAGGTACACCAGCGGAGGCGGTGTTCCTGCTTCTGCATCTTTTCCATAAAACATCTTGGTCACACTGCGGAAAAAGTGTATGGTGGCCAACAGGTATTCAGCTTCTTTAGTATCCTGTGCTGTGAACACACCTCTAACATTCACATCGTTGACATAGCTGTTTTGATAAAAGTATCCACGATAGTTGCTGTGTGTCAAGTCTGAAGTTTGATACTTGGCCTGATAGGATGTTTCAATTGTAGGAGTGTAGGGAAATATCACTCCGTTGGTTCTAAACAACGGAGCCAGAATGTCTGTGCTGTTTTTACCTTGTGCCGACGGAGCATTGTAAAGATAGTTTGATCCAGGGCCCAAGCTGAGTCTTACTCGCCAGTCAGCTGATGATGGTTGATTCAATCGAGATTGAAGCGTTGCTTGCTGAGTGGCTTGCCACTTGTTTGCTGCTTCTTGATCTCCAGAGCCTTGAGGATCGTTGGCATCAATTACATTTTGATCAGCCCGGGTAGCGTTGGCTGGATCTTGGCCGTCAACTGCGGCAGGATTGAACACTGATTCTTCGCCAGCGTTGAATGTTTGTCCAGGATCAAAAATATTTTCGCCTGGTGCTTCAGCAGGATCAAACTCTGTGGCCTGTTCTGCCAATTCAGCTCGGTTTGCTT